TTTGATTTTTACTGTTAATTTAGAAGGTGCAATCGGTAATAGCATATTTCCTAAATAAAAATAATACATTATTCATGCACCCCTTCCGCTGCTTTTTCCATAGCTTCGTTTACACCAGTTGTTAATGAATCTACAACACCATCAATATCCATATCGGAATTGATATTGTTATGATTTGTTTGATTTACTGTTATTTCTGCGGTTGTAAATCTGTTAACCGTTTCTTGTTCTGCTAAATCCCTTAAATATTTCAAGTCTTCTTCACTAGCTGATAGTGTACTATTTATTTTACTTGTGTTATCTGCTGTATCAGAAATATCAGATGCAGTTGATGTAAGTGAATCCAAATCATAATCACCCATGCTTGTGTCTAATGCACTTGACAATGAATTTTCAATTCCTTCACCCCAACTATAACCTGTACTATAAGCATCACTATAAGCCCATCTTGAAAGACCTAAACTTTCAGAACTCAAATTTAATTCTTCTGCGACTTTTTCATATGAACCATTTCCATATTGATTTGCAACTTTTTCAACCATTCCATTTAATCCACTTCGCCATCCTTGAACTGCACCTGAAAGATTTGAACCAAATACTTTGTCAATTGCTTTGGCAATGGTTTCTAATATTCCAAGAATACTGTCAGCCATATCACCAAAAAGATGAACTATTGCACCAATTGGGTCATTAAATAAATTTGCAAAGAAATTTGCAAAAGCTATCCAAGGGTTAACCATTGCATTGATTACACCAAGAACCAAATCAAGTAATGACAAAAATAAATTCCATATAAAAGCAACCGCAGACATTAAAGCACCAACAATAACACCTGTTGCACTTATACTTGAACCTGTTACTTTGTTTATAACTGCTACAACCGCATAAATTGCTGCTATAATTGCAATTATTATCAATAAAATCCAAGTTATCGGAGATGCTAACAATGCAGTATTAAATCCAGTTTGTGCAACTGTTGCTTGTGCTGTTGCAACTGCCAAGGCATATTCTGTACTTGTAGCTAACAATGTCATATTTACATTTGCTAATAATGCTTGTGCTTGATTATATGTAGCAATTGTGTGAAGTCCTTCCAAAAGTGTACTTATTCCAACATATGCTGCATGAACACCAAGTGCTGTATTATAAAGAACAAGTGCTGTTGTAATTCCACCAATAATTGGTGCTATAATTGACCAGTTTTCAGAAATAAAACTTCCTACTTGCTGAATTAAATGTAATGCTGGTGATAAAAATGAAATCATTTTTCCTGCGGTATTACCTATTTTTTTAAGCATATTTTCAATACCACTACCTACATTTTGAATTATAGTTTGAATTGTTCCAAATCCTGCACTTGTCAAAGCATTATTGACACTATCAATCATTGATGTGATACCCCTTGTTACTGCTGATTTCATATTTGCAATAGATGTTGCAAATCCACCAGTTGCATTTCTTGCTTGTTCTTCAAAACTTTGGAATTCTCCTGTTCCTTGCTCATTAAGTTGAATAAAAGTATCCATGAAATCATCCATACTTACTTTTCCTGCTCTTAAATCTTCACCAAGTTTATTAGCACTTACATATCCCATTGCCTGGGCAACTTGTTTTAGTTGGGCTGGCATAGCTGTCATTGCGGTTCGCCATTCCATCATATCAGGTTTGCCTTTTGCATATGCTTGTGATAATTGTTCCAATGCAGATTGTTGAACCTGTGTACTTCCACCACCAGCAAGAATTGCATTGTTCAATGCTAAAAACATTTTTGTACTTTTGCCAACACTATCATTTACACTTGTGAAGTTTTGAACTGAACTAACTGCATCATTTAATGTTGTTGGAAGTCCTTTCAGTTTTTCACTTAACACTTGTATTGATGCATTTGCCTGGTCTGTGCCAATTCCCAAGTTTGACATTACTTTTGGATAATTATTCATTGTATCCAATCTATCAATCGCACTATCAACTTGACTTGACACTAACCCCACCAGTTTCTGTATAACACTAAATCCCATTAAACTTTTAATGAATGACCCTGATGCAGTTGTTCCTTCATTCAATGAATTATTAAAATATTGTTGTTGATTTGTTGCATCTTCTAAATTATTTTTATAATTCTTTGAACCATTACTTGCACCATTCATACTTTCATTCATAGCATCAATGGATGCATTTGCTTCATCTATTGACCTTCTTGCTGCATCTATTTTTGTATTATCAAAACTATCACCAAGTGAAGATTTGAAATCATCAAAAACATTTAATGTGGAATTTAATGCAGAAGTTATTGAATGTAATGGATATGTCATTCTGTCAGTTAATTCAACTGCTGTACTTATACTTGCCATGTTTTTCACTTCCTTTCTTACTTCAAATTATTTTTTCTTTTTCTTCATTTTTGCAGATTCTCGTTTTTCTTTTTCAGCTTTTATTTGAATACCTGCAATAACGAATGCTTTTTCGTTACCATCTAAATTGTCAAATGTAGAAGGAAGCCAATGAAATTTGTGAAGACAGTAATATGCATAAGATGCTTCACTATCTTCATTTATTAGTTTTTTGCTTTTTCAACTTTTTCTTCTAATGTTTCATTGAATCCATTAAATTCTTGTATAAATTTAGCAAAATTACTATATTCACCAGGGTTATCAATCATTTCAACAATTAAGTCTTCTGGTTTCATAACACCATATGAATCTTGTAATTCTTTATCATTAAGATTTGGTTCAACTACTGATGAAGCAATCATTTTTGCTAAATATTTTGATGTATCTAATTCAGGTTTAGTCAAGTTTGGTTTTCCAGTAACTTGAACTTGAATTGTGCATTCATCCCTTAATCTGTCATTCTCCTTTGTTGTTAATGGTTTTATTGTCCATAACATTGGCTTTCCTTCTTCATCTAATAAAGATGAAGTTGCAGGATAAGTTGTATTTTCCCTTATAATCTTGTTTGATTTTAAAAATCTACTTAAATTTGACATTTCTATCTTCCTTCTTTCCTTATTTTTGATATTAAAAAATACCCAAGTCTTATCGTTATGAATAAGTCTTGGGTAATACTTTGTTTATATTTTTATAACATACCATCAAGTAAATTGAATGTTTCAGGCATTTTGAAATCTTCAAATGTACCATCACAATCTTCATCTAGGTATTCACCATCAGCATCAAATTTTGCAAGTATTCCACCATCTATATTACAATCAATAAAGACAACAGTTTGCCTTCCTGCTGAACTGCTTGGGTCTTCATTTGTAACTTGGATTTCAAAATAAGTGTCTTCACCTGTATTTTTGAAATTTTCAAGCATTTTTCTTAATATTGATTGGTTATAGTGCATTGTTGCTGAAAATGTACCTTTCCAACCTGTTGATTTGTTTCCACTTCCTGTCTTTCCTAGAATTGGCACTTCTGTTTTTGTTTTTTCAAATTGTGCTTCAAAGTTAATCATTTGCATGAAATTATATCTATTTGAATCAATTGTGATGAAACATTCAGCCAATTTTGCTGAAAGTGTGTCTTTTGCTTTCATTGTTACATTAGACATTTATGTTTCCCCCTTTCTTAACCTATTTGGACAGTCATATATAATTGTGACATTGCATTTATTATTGTAATGTTATCATTTATTACAACTGATGTTTTTGTGTCACCTGCTTCAACTGTAACATCAGAATCTGAAAATCCTTCGATTGCTCTAATGTCTTGAAGTTGTTCATGGTGTTTTACTATATCAGCCCAAAGACTGATTCTTCCACTTTCATCATTTGGAACATTACCCAAATATTTTGTATTGAATAATGTTGCAATATCATTTGCAATTTGGTCAACTATTCTAATTGTTTGATTGTCTTTGAATACATCCCCTTTTGTATCTGATGTAGTTACAAGTGAATTTACATCTTCAAGTATTCTTACATCACTATCAACATTATGAAGTACCAATTTTCCTTCTTTTATTGCATCTTCTAATTGTGATTGTGTATAATTTGTATCAACTTCAAATTCACCATTATATACTTTATTTAAGCATGTTTTGTTAATAGCACAATTTGCTTCAATACCTGTTATAAAGTAAACGATTGATGATTTATCAAAAT